TTCCATTGATTGCAAAGTTAATAACTTCGCCTTTTGCAGTCTGTCGCTTCCATGCGCCAAAGCTGATTTTTTTTTCGTCTGCCATAGTTTTTAAAGGTATATAATTTATTTGTTAAATTCAAGCTTTTTATTATTTATTAATTCTTTGAAAGTCGTGTTAGTATGAAACATTGGATAAGATGACCAGATAGCTTTTAACTTATCTACATTATTGCAAACATTTGTTTCGGCAATCGCTATATTAAGTAAATTACTTAATTGAACGGCTTCACCAGCTGAAATCTTTACCGGCGCTTTATCTTGTGTATTTGTGGAATCACTGTCTTTATTATCATCTATTAAAAATAATCCATTTAAAGAATATTTACGAGCGTATGAGCCACACGCCCCAGAAATTTGTGAGGAATCCATACCTTTTTTATTTTCTTCTTCACGAGCATAAGCATCAACTGACAACTTGTCTACTCCATCGGTAATAACAGAAGTCGCTTTGATGTAATATCTATCTCCGATATTGACTAAATCATCTGTAATTGATAAGAACAAACCATGCTTTAATAGGTGTGGTTTAACGGCTTCTAGTATATCTTCACATGAGCGATAGTTATAATTACCAAAATTATTTCTTTGACCTTTAGGTGCTTTCAATTCGCTTTGAATTGTGACTAGCTTTTTAATTAGTTTTTCCATTTCTTATAAAATTACAAATTCTTTGTTTTCAAAATACCATTCTTCTGGTTCGTTAAACTCATTGATAAATTCAATCAATGAAAACTTAAAGTATCGCTTTAAAATAATACCTGTTTTTCCTGTCGTTTGCACGTCAATCCCTTGCGGGTTAGTTAATAATTTTACTTTGTAATCCATAGCATTAATTTTTTAAAAGTTGTTTGTTTATTTTGATTTAATTTAAAGATTATTTGTTCTTCATAAAGCCTAATATAATTAAGCTTTGATTTTTCTTGTGGTGTAAGTTCCATTTTAATATCCATATACAATTCTAAAACCTGAATATTTACATTCCCATAAATGATAGTGAGTTATACGACCATAATATTTAGATAATATTTCAGCACCTTTATTTATTATTTCAATAGAAGGATTTTGTTCTAAAGAATTATTTACAGTTGAATTGTAAAAACCTAATTTATATAATTTCTTTTTATCTGAAAAATCTAATTTAACTTTACCTTTATTAAAAATTAAATCTTGAATGTTTGTTGCTTTTTTAATTTGCATGATATTTTCTTTTTGTTGTTGAAACAAATATACAGTCATATTACAAAAGAATTGTCATAGAATTGTCATAAATAAAAAAAGGCAGTCAAATTAATGACCACCTTTAAACAAACAACAATGAAAAAACTTAATTAAAGCGTTTAAACGCTACATAAGCACCGACAAACAAAAGTAATAAATAAAATGAATACTTATAAAAAGAGTTTTTAACAATGACTTCCTTTGTCTTTGTGATTGTTTTCGTGATAGGAATGATAATCTCTTTAGGTTTACAAATGCCTTGTACCCTTATATATTTATCTCTGAATTTCTGAATAGTGATTACCATTTGACCGCTAGTATCGTGAATAGTTACGATTGAATCTTTAAACAAAACCAAAGTATCTAATTGAATCTTTGAAGGTACTATAATAGTATCTTTAATTGTAATTGTTTGCGTAAATCGTTTACTTGAACACGACGCAATTAGAAGCGATATAAGCAACGATAATAATAAAGCTTTATAATTTGTCATCTTCTGTGCTAAAGTTTGTTAGGAACTTCCCTATGACCCCAGAAACGATAGCAACGATTGCCACCCATTCAAAACCTGCATAAATCGAGTAACTTGCTACCATTGTAGAACAAGCAAGTAGCGTATCCCCTATTTTACGAAATAGTTTTGGAGTTGGTTTCCAATATCTAGTTTTTAATTTGCTCACAATCATAAATATAAATTTAATAAATGATTTGCAATTCTACTCTTTCATTGTTTTGAATAGCTTTGTTTATCTCTTTTATAAGCTTGACTTCGGTACTGCCCTGAATCCAATTTAAGACTTTGCCAAATGGTTTATTGATATGCTTAGTCTTTGCAACTAGAATGCAGCCCTCCGTATTTTCATGAGTATTCCCTCCGTGTATTCTAATTCCCTCAAATCCTTTGACTTTTAAAACCTCTGGCATTACTCTTTTAAAACGATTGCTTAAAGTTAATATGACTCGATAAGTTCCCGAAGGTATTGCCGTAACCCCGTATTTCTTTTGCCCTTTGATTTCTGATTCGATTTGTAACTGGTTTAGCTTTCTATCTTTATCTTCAAGCGTGTAACAAAAGAATTTATCGTTAATAAACATAGACCCGATAGTTTCCGTTTCTGTAAAGAATTCTCGTTTAACTGTTATCTTCATAATATGTAAAGTTAAATGCTTTTAATATGTAAATAAATCGTGCATTAAGTAGCACTTTTTAATGTAATGTATTATATAACTTACAAAAGTGTATAGTTTTGTGCATTATATTGCATATTAATTCGTATTTATACCGAATTAGTTATTGTTTCGTAACAAATAATGCTTATATATGTTACTAAATAGGAGTATAGTAAGCATCAACTGCAACTCCATTCTTCTGCTCATTCTTCATTATTAATTGTAAGCCAAACATAATACAAGCTAAATGGTCTTCACTTCTATCTCCTAGTTCATATTTTGCTAAATGTCTATGTAAGCTTTCAAGTGAAGATTCGTCTGGTTGTCCCTTTTGCCAGTTATTTTTTTCGTACTTATTTGCACCCATTCGCAATAAATAGCCAAATCTTAACCTTACGTAAGCATCTAAATGGTTTACTAAAGGCTTGTTTGTGTCGTCGTCTCTCTGACTTCCGCTTTCAAACACTCTATTTGTTTTAATACTATCTGAAACATATGTCCCGCTAGAGGCGATATTAGGAGTTTTATAAAGATATTCGTGTATCATTTTATTTCTGTATTAATTTTCTTAATGCCATAACTATTTCTTGAAGTTCCGCTTCTTTCAAAGCTTTTAACTTCATTAAACCTTTTATCTTTTTATTTTCGATTGCCTTTTCTTCTAGTATCTTCATATAACTCATAACCAGGAAATTTTAGACCCAAGATTCATTGGAATAAATATTGCCGTTTTCCCATCGATAACTATTCCACAACCTAAAGTAGGCTTCTTTGCATACACTTTGCCATAAGCCATTGCGTATGACCTAACATCAATACCACAACCGACATTCATTCCAAAAATTATATCTCTATCGGAAGCAGAATAATTAACACCACCAAAAGAATGAATATGTCCTATCACCGTAGATTGTCTATTGTCCCTTGCGCGATTGATTGCACCTTGCGCACCACTTGACCCTGTGCCATGAATATATAAAGTATTATCTATCTCATGAGAGTATGCCCATTTCCAACCGTCGGGATAACCTAACATTTCATTATAGGTTTTGAACATCGACTTTGGAAGTCCCGCCGTTTGAAGCTTTCGAGTTGGTAGGCTTGAATGGTTACCAATACAACCGTAAACATTCGGAAATGCTTCATGCCATTTAACATGGTCACGCCTTGCAAGTTCTAATTCATTACCTGCACTTTCCCCATCTGGGTCTGATTCATGATAACTAATCGCGTGAAAGTCGGTATCGTCGCCAATATCTACAATTGTAGAAACTTGGAACTTATTAAAGACTTCATAAACGAAAGCAAAATAGTCTGGGTGCGTGAATGGAGCGTGTCTATCGCCTATAATACCAACCACGTTTGAATTACGAAAAGATTTTATCAAGTCGTATTCATTTGAATTTAATCTCGGTCTAAACATTGTTTGTTTTTTTTAAACAAAGATAATGAAATTATGAAAGATTTTTAAAATGTTGAAAAGTGCTAAAATAAAGCGGGGAATATCTTTTTAATTAATTCCGTTATTTGCCACCCGCCTGTGATTCCAACTCCGATAAGCGTATAGTAAACGTATTTAAACTTATTTTGAATAGCAGATATTTCTTCGGTGTTTTTTTTGGTTTGTTGTTTCAAACCTTCGCCGAAATACTCACTTCCTAGAATAGCATCTTCAATAGTTTGCACCTTATGCGACAAGTTTCGTAATTCATCAAATACCTTTTCTAAAGTAGCGGATTCCTTTTGTGTCATTGCCCTGCATCAATTAAAGGGTAATCGGAAGGAACTGCGCACCTATCAGCAACGTATGGTATAGCAAGTGAGATTGAAGCCTGAACACCTGCCACAAGGTCTGATAATCGTTCTGTAAAAAAGTTAATATTAACCGAATTACCTAGCGTAAATTCAAAAGTATCGCTTCTAAGCTGTGCAATTATATCTTGACAAACTAGCATTTGGTCACTAATGACATCATCTTCGTTCTTTTCGTCCGCGAATACTAAGTCCGCAAAGATAATAGACAAAGAAAGGTTAAATATTGAACCGCTTACATTTGAACTTTCGATTGTGCAATACATTAACGGATAAGTAATTGACTTACTTTCGCCAAGTTCCCAAACATCGCCCCAACCAAAGTCATTAATTTGCTTGTGGTCGGTTGCTAAATTATTTAACAGACTTTTTACTTCCTTTATCGTCATTTTTTACAGTGCTTAAATAAGTCTTTAACTTAACTACGTTCTTATTAGAATAATCCTTTGCCATTTAATCCCTATAATCTTTACCTAATGCACCGAATTGTGATTGGTACATATCCGAATAATCTTTGTAATCTCTTTCAATACCACCTAAAAACATTCCTGTGCTATAACTTGACCCATTAGGGTGTATAATATCCGACCCGCTTCCAGGATTGTTATACAAAGGATAATCGACTATATTTTCACAAAGATAATTCGTGATTCTTTGCGAGTACCATTCAGCTTTATTCTTGTAGTAATTCATTAAATCGAACAATTCAGATAGTGAAGCTTCGTTTGAATTTTCACTATTTTTTCTAAGCACGTTTTTGTTTGTCATCTTAAACCCTAATGACATTACCATTTCACTTGCGACATACCAAGAAATACAATCGGTCACGTATAAGTCAAGAAGCTTCTTATTTAAAACAGTCAAAGAATCATCTTCAATTTGTGTTTGCAATTCTTGATATAAGCCAGTACCTAAAATTGGCTCGATATACATATCTTGCGTTTGCTTGATAGTTGGTCTTATTAGCTTAGGGTCTACATTATCTTGCAATAGTGACCTATCTTTTAGCGTTGTTTCGCTTATAAATAAAATGTTCGCGCTCATTATTTTCTTTTAATTACAACTTGTTCAACCCAACGATGACGACAATATGGTGTGGTTACTTGTGTTCTCGGATTAGTATAAAATCCGCCACGCCTTTGCCATACCGAATAACCTAACCTCTGGCTTATTTGCTGAATCTCTGCCCGTGAATAAATCTTGTCTAATGTGATTAAGTTTTCACAGAATTTCCTAGTCGTTGGAATAATTGGTGCGCCAAGTCCTGGAGTTACCTCGTATGAATATCTGATTTGAATATCCGCAATTGGTTTACGTGCTGACTTTTGCTTTTTACCTTCGTCCGTAATCTCGCGAGATATAACTTCGCTACCATTATCATTAAAAGGCTTAACATTTATTAACTTGTTATTTTCAAGAGTAGACAAAGACCCGATAATGACTTGCTTATCTACCTTCAAAGCGGTTGCCATATCGTCAACTGTCGTTAATGGATTCTTTTGCAATAAATCCAATATCCCACTTTGAACATTCGTGATTATAATATCAATATCCGCAAATTCTTGGTGTGGTATTGGTTCGAAATTGTCATCAAATTGAACACGTCTTGATTTTATCACGTTGTAATCGCTTCGAGCGTCGCCAAAGTCTGCAAATACACTAACCGCAAAATCATCATCCTGTTGTGAAAAGGCTTGATTTGTAGTTTCTGGAACTGCAACTGGTTTAACCTCTAAAGGCAATCCTAACTTTTCGCGTATTTCTTCGCGTGTCATATTAGCCGAAATAATCGCTTCGCTAAATTCAAAACCTAATGGTTCGGTGTGTTTAATATGAAATTCTGCTGTAATACCAAACAATGGTAAAATATAACCTAGCCACCTTTCAATGAATTGTTGTTTGCCAGTTACATAAGTATTTTGGAATATCTCGTAAGCGTCACGCATTTCAGTCCTTGCACCTAATGCGCCCTCTTGAGAGATACCAAACAAAGAAGCTGAAGTAATCCTATGTCCGCTAAATATCTCTTGTTGTATGGTCTTATTTAACATATCGAATTGCTTATCCAAATCGGAAGCGGATAAGTCAATTACGGTCGGAGCTTTTGCGGGGTCGTTATTAAAGTTAATAATAAATTTACCAGCG